GCCTCTTTGCCTTGGCGCGCATCTCCCGCCAAGTTGGGAAAATGTGCGGCTGCGCCGCCGTGCCTGGGTGTCGCGTGCCGCCGCCTTCCGCGTGCCTTACTTGCCCTAAGACAGTGCCGCCGCCGGGCGCCGTGTTGTGCGGCGCCGTGCCGAATTCCAAAAAGTGCCAGATGAACGACGCAAACACGCCGGTTGCCGAGGGGTCTTGTGTCGGCGTGGTGCCGACAGGCTTCTTGTCGGGATGATCCGCCAATCGCGCCCCTTCGAAACTGTGCATGTAGTCGAGCGTAGCGCCCGTCGGTGCGCGTGACGACATCCGATCGGCCGCCTCTTCCGCAATGGCCAACTTCTCGGCTGCTGCGTACTTCTCGATGTTGGGCGCGAGCTCGTTAAGCCTGCGTGACAGCGCTTCGCGGCCAAGTATCTTCGTTTTCAGCGCCATGTCACGTCGCCCTATGTTGCCACGCCGTCGTCGACCAGCAACTCCAGCCATGCGCTCTTCTGGTCCGGATTGGTGACCGTGCGGATGTTCAGCACTCGCTTGTCATTACGAGCGTCAACAGCGCGCCAGGCCGGTGTGATCTCGCGGCTCGCCCCGTATGACCGGATCCGCACCACATAAGGCTGGACGCCTGTCAGACGCGCCGCCTGCACGGGCTCACTGCCGCGCAACGGCACGAGCTCGGCAAAGTCGGTGAAGACTGTGGCAAAATCCGTTTGCGAGTTGCCGTATTCGTCTTCGCCCTCGCCGCGCTTCTGGAAGTGCAGCTTTTGGCGCTGTCGACCAGCGCTAGGTCTTTTTGCCATTTGCGCTCTCCAGCCCCCGGCGTGGCGCCGGAGCCTTCACGGCTTTGCCAGCGGCCTGTGCTTCGTCAGCGCAAGCCCTGGTGACGTTGCGAATCATGCCTGCCTTGTAGGCGATGGCAAAACCAGGCTGCACCCAGTTGAAGTTGTCAGTGAAGCGCATCCACATGGTGGCTCCCTTTGCTAGGCGAAATGCCCAACTCTGTATCGGTTCAAAATCGCATCCACGCCCATCGGCAGATCTACGGCCTTGAGATCCGTGGTGACCGCCTCTCGGTTTTCGTAGAAGTGGCCGACGAGTAGCTTCATTGCTGCCTTCAAGTCCGGCGGAGTCTTGGTGAATCCGGCTACAAACGTCACCTTCACCGCGCCTGGCTCGCAGACGAGAGACGGCCAAACCGCATTACGTGCCGGCCAGATCTTGAGCGGCTGCGCATCAAGGTCTGCGCGCCACGAAGAAACCGTAGCGGGGTCACCATTTGCGTCGGTGTAGGCGATGCTTGAAATCTCGGTAACTGGACCAAGGGGCACGGTGATTTCGCAAGGGAATTGATCCAGCGACATCCGCCAGGTTTGCGGGGAAAGTGCCACGCCGATTCCGTTCGGGCCTTCGATCGCCGCCGTCGCAACTTCGACAAGTTCCGCAATGTCGGCGTCGTCATCATCGTGCAACACTCGCAGATGTCTTTTCGCTTCTGCGAGCGATATCACTGGCGCGGCCGGCTCTACCGTCCTCACCAGCCGCGACCATTCGTTCATTTTTTAGCTCGCTTCGATTGCGTGACGGCAGGCGAGGTAGAATCCGGAAGTTGCTCAGCAAGAGCCTCCCAGCCCGTGCCCACCTTTTCCTTGAAGACGGCCGCGTCAACGATTTCGCCTCGACGATAGGCAAATGTATCGCCGGCTAGACTGGATAGAACTTTGACTCTCATGGGGAATGGGAGGCCGAAGCCTCCCTCCTCTCGTTACGAAGCGGCATGCTGCAGCGTCTTGACCGCAGCAGCGTCGAGCAGTTCCCCGTCCAGACGAGTGAAGCCGATGAAACCGGTTTGGTCGTAATCAGCATAACGCTCGACAAGGCGGCGAATGGCGAACTCGCGAACCATACGGACGACGTATCGGTTGAATGCTCCGAACACGACCGACTTGTTCGACGCGCCGATCGCAGCCACCGCCTGGTTGATGCTGTACGGCTTCTCGAGAATTGTCGCCGGTGCGCCCGTCCTCACGTCAGCTGGCTGCCATACAAATCGATCTTCCGCGTCCTTGATCTTGCGCAGCGCCTTCAACGTGCCATCGTTGAACATCCAGCGAGTGGACGGGTCGTCACGGTAGGCCGGGTCGACAGCGTGGAAGAGGTCGATCAGGTTATCGAAAGTGATCGCCGCAGCGGCTGCAACGCCGGTGACAGCCGTCGCCGCAGTCACAATGCCGTTCGGCTGGTTCGAACCGGTACCGACGGTCAGGTGTCGGTTGCCGATACGACCGATGCGTTCGCCCATAGAAGCGCGGACGGTGCCCTCGACGTCGATTGCAGAGTCTTGGAGCAGCTCGGCGGAGACAAGCACTACACCCGAGGTGTACTTGTAAGCGTCAAGCGTCTTAGTGCCGAAGGCCAGTTCGCTCTCGGTGACCTGGGTGTTTTCGCCGATGAGCGCGCCCTCGTTCGAGGTGTCGTCCATCGTCGGCCAAGGAATCGAATTGCCAGCGGTGGTGGTCAGAACGCGCGTGATACCCGGATCCAGCATCGGACCCCAAGCCTTGAGTGACTTGACCAGTTCGGCCATGAAGCCCTCTGGCACAAGGTAGCCACCCTTGGCATCCGTTCCGACGCCTTGGGCGCGCATCTCGCGAACGATTTTGCGCTGTTCAGCTGGCATGTCGTCGAGGCCGTGACGCAGGTAGCTTCGGAATGCGGCAGCACGAACCTCGGCCGCATCCTCCTGCCGACCACCCTGCACAGAGCGATCCTCGCCAGTAGGGCGACGCTCATCCGCTGCGTTCAGTTCGCGCTCGCGCTCTTCGAGGCCTTCTTCGCGCTTGATGCGGGCTTCAAGGCGGTCGTATTCCGCCATAGCGGCGTCATGCTGGGATTCGAGCTCGGCTACACGTGCCTCAGCGGTATCATCTTTGATGTCGGCAAGCAGTGCGCGGGCGTCGGCGACAAGCTTCTGCTGCTTTTCGCGCATTTCGGTAATCTTGGACATGTGGTCTCCAAAAATAAAAGAGCCCGCAAAAGCGAGCTCGATGGGTGGTTTCGGTGGGTGACAGCGCTGGTCAGCGCGTGCTGCGGACCTTGAGATCAAGGTCCATTTTGAGGCGTGCCCTAGTCAGGTTCGCCTTCGTTACCGGCGCTGCCGCCGGATCTGTAACTTCTGGTGCTGGCTCCGGTTGGTTGGCGTCCCGCCATTCCTGTAGGGAACGCTTACCGATCTCGGTGTCATCGTAAGCTGGGAAGGCGACTGCACTGACTTCGAAGAGCTCAATGGCCTGAATCGTCCTGACAGGCGGATCGATCGTTTCGTCCCACTCCTGCCTGGTCACCCTGAAGCCAAAGCTCATGCCGGAAATATCACCCCGCTCGACCAACTCCCAAAGATCATTGCCATCCGTGGTGTTCGGAATATCGATCTCGCAGCGAAGCCCCTTGCTGTCCTCAGACAGCCGGAGCGTGCCACTCTTGGTTCGTCCGATGACACGCCCCATATCATGGTCGACGAGGGCGCGAATATCTCCAGCGATCGTGCTGGCAAAGGCGCCAGGAGCAATGCGCTCTGTCCACCAGCCGCCGATATCGGTGTCGCTGTTAAAGATTGCGGCGTACCCGTGTAGTGTGCGCTTTTCGTCGTCAGCGCGCGTTTCTACGCCGAGGATTCCGCCTCGTTTTTCGATCTTGGTCATGCGGCGACAGCCTCGTCATCTGGTCTGTTATCGTTGGCCGGCTCGCGAGATGCCGTGCTCTGCATGCCGAGGGGCACCGTGGCGCCCTGAATATGTAATTTCTCTGCCTCGCCGCCGTGCTTCGGCCAGTTCTCCATCCCGCGCACCTCGTCGGGCGTGTAAATCGCGTTCTGAATGCCCTTGGCATAGCCTTCCATGCGGGTCTTGAAGTCTCCCCGCTGGAGCGCATCGAGGTTGAACTCGCAAAATTTCGTGCGATTGCGCGCACTGAACAGTTTGAGGTTCAGTTCCTGCTCCCACGCCTTCACCCATTGCGAAATGAGGTGCTTGACGAGATTCAAGTCTTGCTGCTCCACGTTCGAAAACGTGCCGTGGGTTAGATCCTGCAGGAAGACAGACGGGATTCCGTAGATGCGCGCCACCTCTCCTATTTGGAAAAGACGCGCCTCGGTCATCTGCGATTTATCTGGATCTACGCCGACAGGCTTAAGCTCATGCCCTGTCGGCATGATCATTACGTTTCGACGCTCGGCGTTGGCGTCTCGTACCGCCTTCTCAACGTCTGCAGACGCCCTCGATGCTGCTGCTGGTGATGGCATAGGGCCATAAAGCGCCAGCGGTGGGACGCCACCGTTAGAGAAGAACTTTCGCGCGTATTCATCGAGGGCGAGAGCCAAGCCCACGGTGCCTTTCAGCTTCGTTACCGGGTCGACGTGAGACACGCCATCCGGCTTCAGCATGAAGGTAAGATCGATGACCTCGTTCGCAGCATAGGTGACTTTCCGACCACCATCGTCGTAGTGGTAGAACTTCCTGCCATTCTTACGCTCGATCGTCAGTCTATCGGTATCGAGTGGCCAAATGTTCATCACCCTGCCGGCCTTGTTCCGCTCAATGAACGAAACGCCGCGACCTCGCAGAAGGGTGTTGACCATCATGCCCTTGCGCCAGGCGAAAGATGTGAGCTCCTCGTTGGGCGCGTCGTGCAGGATGCTGTAAAGCGGGTCGGATTCGACTGTGTCGCGTCCATCCTCCGACTTACGAAACACCTGCAGCGGCAGACTGGCGATGGTATTGGCGATGAAGTTGACCGCGCACCAAACCGCTGGCACCTCGAGTGCCGTTTCGTGCGTTACCGTCACGCCGGCCACGCCATGCCACTCGCCGAGCAGCGAACGCCAAGCATTGACGTCGGACAGCGGCACGGCCGGATTTTCCAAGCTGACCCGCGTTTCCGCGGCAGCCTTTTTATTGAATGGCCACATTAAACCACCGCTATCTTGAAGTTAGGATCTTCCCATGGGCTTGCCACAGGCTTGACCTCGACAAAGCTATCAACCGCCGCGCCGATCGCGGTGGCGAGCGCCACGGCTGCGTCGATGCGCACAGAGGCTTTTGTTTTGACGAACCAACGATTGTCTTGAGCGTCGCGATCGAAGGTGGCGCCCATCAGAGCCGTCATCAGCACCGGGCTTCGCCGCAAGCGAAGACGCCCGTCGATGATCATGTCTTCCAAAGCGGCGACAGAACCTGGCATCCACAGGCCTTGTGGGGCGGGCAATCCCGCAGATTTCGCTGCTTCGACCTTCTCCGCTTCAGGTTTCGCACGTATCTTGCCGCCCTGAGGGTGGGCTATGTGCGGCACATCGATTCCGAGCGCCTCGACCTCCTCGCGGAACTTGTCGTAGGCGTAACGGTCGTAGGCTATCGCCTGAATATTGAACCGATCGTCCAATTGCTGAAGTCGAGCTGCAACGAAGTCATAACGGATGCGCTTCCCTGTTGGAGCATTCAGCCAGCCCTCGCGGACCCAGACGTCGTACGGCGCTTTATCGGCAGCAGCGCGAGCCTGGAGTGTGTCTCCAGGTGTCCATGCTTCGACCCATGCGTCGAACGTCGGCAATCTGATAACGCTGCCGTCTTCCCGCTCCAACTCCTTCATGCCAGTCGGCACAACCGCCGCCAGAACAGTCATGTCGCGAGAGGCCGAAAGATCGATACCTAGAAAGACCGGCTCTTCCGCCAGTTCTTCCTCTGGGTCGAAGTCGTCCATGACGCTCTCGACCGTTTCGCGAGGCATCCATGCCTTGTCCGCGTCGGTCCAGCAGCAGAAGTGCAAACGCAGGATGCCGTTGAGCTTTCCTGGCATCTGCCTGGCTTGATTCACGACGCCAGCGAGATACTCCTGGGTCAGAATCGTTCCGAGCAGCGGATTGGCCTTAGCCCAACATGACGGATCTTCGAGTGGGTCGTCGTCCTTATCTAAGGCGCACACCCACGCGAACGTCGTGTCGTCAATGGCTTCGCCGACATAGGCAAAGTTTTCGTCTGGAGTCAGCGTGCCCGCGGCGACCTTGACTGCGTGCTCGTGCTCTTCCCAGCAGATGCTGTTGCGGTCGCTGCCCGAGTTCGTGATCATGAGCAGCAGCGGCTGCCGGCGAAATTTGAAGCCGCGCTCGAGCATTTCCATCGTGGACCGATCGGGGTGCTCATGCACTTCATCGCAGAGGGCAAAGTGAGGGCGCGGCCCGGAACCAGACTTGCCGCTATCCTTCGAGATCGGCCTAAAGAACGACTGCGACTTATGGTGCGCGATGTTGAACTCGCGACCTAGACCGCCGCTGAATTTCAGCCGCTCATTGAGCGCCGGAGCCGCCCGCACCATCTTGCAGGCGTCCTGAAATAGGATACCAGCCTGTTCTTTCTTGGCCGCCGCAGCGTAGATCTGCGCTCCGGGCTCCTGGTCTGCAATAAGACCGTAAAGCCCAACGCCGCCCGCGAACGGTGACTTGCCGTTACCCTTGCCTTCCTCGATGTAGGCGCGGCGAAAACGGCGAGTGCTGTCGGCTCGCATCCAACCAAAGAGTGAGCCAAGCTTGAAGGCCTGGGAGGGGTGCAGCTTGAACGGATTGCCTTCGAACTGACCTTCGCTGAGCTTCAGGCGCTCCTCGAAGAACCGGAAGACCCGAGTGGCGGCTTCGTCGTCGAAATACAGGCCACGCTCGCCGCCTCGTTCCAGATCGTCAAAATGACGACGGCACGCGTTGCGAACATGAGGACCAGCAACCTCCTCGCCGGAAAGAACCGATCGCGCATAATCGCTGACGCGCTTCAGCGCTGGCCCCTCAATCGAGGAGGTCGTCTTTTTCCTCACCGGCATCGGGGATAGTAACCTTGCTTGCGTCCGACGGTGTCGCGCCCATCTGTCCGAGCATTTGCCGAAGGAGGTTCAGAGACTGAACCCCGACCTCTTGTCCGGCCATCAAGCGCCCTTGGATGGTAGCCGCCATACCCACCAGTATGCGATGCGACTCCGTGAGCCACGGGATTTCGCGCTCGAAAAGCAGCCAGGCTGATTTCGCCTTATTCTGCTCCGTGTCCTTCAGCCACGTGGGTGGCTTACCGAGAGGACCCTTTGCATCGGGCTCCTTCCGATCTTTGAACCGGCCGGCGTTGATCTTGTCGCGCCCCTCGGTCTTGGCCTTCCCGAGCGGGTTCCTCGGTCTTGCCATCGCGGGTAGCCTCCGTAGGGGTCATATTTTGAAATGCAGATGCGTGCGCTTTGGGGTGGCACGGGTAGGGTGATCTCGACGAGGCCGAAGCCTGCGGCACCCCCTACCCCTCGACCGGCCAGCCGTCTGGGCCGAACCGGATGACCTGCTTCCCATTCTCGATACGCCTCTTGTGGCTGTCATGGCACGGCTTACACAATGCCTGCAGATTCGTCGGATCGCTGAAGAGCTCAATGCTCCCTTTATGGGGGCGGACGTGGTCTACGACGGTTGCCTCGGTCACATCCTCGACCGCTAGGCAGAATCGGCAGAGCGGTTCATATGCCAAGTGTCGGTGACGAAGCTGCTTCCACAGCGCGGTGTCGTAGAGGTGATGCCACTCGGAGCGAGCTGTACTTGGAACTCTCGATTCTCGTCTGCGTTGTTCATTGGTCAACGAAAGGAGGCCTCTGATGGCAGACGATAAGACGAAGACCGCGGCAGATCGCCGACTGGTCGCTGGCACCCAGAAGTACGAACTCGGCTACTTCGCCAAGAAGCACGGCATTCCGCCCGCTGACGCACGCCGCATTATCAAGGAGCATGGAAACGACAGAGACGCAGCCGATAAAGCGGCAAGTCGGTTGAAAGGCTAGAGTAACGAGTGCGGGTGCGTGGAATTGACTACCGACCTTCGGTTGTGCGATTTTGGAGCTTTGAAGGGGAGGACGACAATGGCAGACATGATTAGAGACGGCAGCTTTCGGGATGGTTTCGAGGTGGGCTACAGAGCCATCAAAGGCACGGCGGTGGGCATGCCGGGCACTCCGGGTCAGCCCGGAACACGCGGCAACAGCACGCCGTTCCTCATGGGAGTGCGGAAAGGTATTGAGCGCGCCCTCCACAAGGACATCAGCGATTTGGAGGACTAGCGCGCCTCTCCTCAATCCCATGAAAAGCAAAGCGGCTGCTCGACCCGGAGCGACCCAGGGAGCAGCCGCAGATCACCCGTCGCCGGAGGAGGCAGCGCCAGGGGATGGGAATGCCCACGGAATGCCGCGTCCAAGCCGCTGGCATCTAGCCGTAAATGGGCAATAGGTGCATCCGACAACTGCGCGTCCGCAGCGTCTCCATGTTGGTTCATGGTATCGGGCTTGCAAGCAGAGGACCGGGATGCTCATACGTCAGGCAGCCACCGCAGGACCGAAACCGGCCAACTAGGCGATGTCGCGGGCCAAGCCCTAGAACTGCCAGTAGTTACCCAAGGCTCGCACGCGGCCTCGGGTCCGTCGCAACTAATATGTGCGCCCGGAAGGATGTGGGATAGAGCGACTGCCC